CCTTGATGGTTGACATTACCTGTACCACGTGAAGAAACACCGAGCTTTAGACCACCTTCTGTAAGTGCTTGAACGATGATGCCTGATGGGGTGTTTAGCACCTTGCACTTACCAACAGCATTAGTGCCGTCCATCCATGCTTCAGTGATAATGTGCGAAACATTCTTAAGGTCAATTGAAAGGTTGTCAGGGTGATTCAATTCACCAGCAACAAACATTCCAGACTTTGCTTGTTCATTGATCTTTAAAACGGCCTTTTCGATTTCGCTCTTCGGATAAATCCGTTGGTTGAGATTCTTCTGTTCTGCTGCCATCATGCGACCAGCTAGATAGAGGTTTCTTTGTGCATCCCGTGATTCGACAAGCATTGCCTGAATTGGGTTAAAGTGCTCAATGAGCAATTGTTGTTTCATATGGGGGCTCCTTTATTTGTCCGGCGTCGCTCGATCTTACCCTTAGATAGGTACTTTCTATTTATAGGAGAACCTGCGTTGCGGGGTAAATCCGTAAGCTAACCGCCTCCACACCATGTGTTTCGTGCAATTTCTTATGGAGTTGCTGGAGCACTGCTGCTCGGCGGCGCACCTCCTGCAGCGCTAGCATCACCTGGTGGCGGCTCCATACCAAGGTTAACATCTGTACCTGGACCAGCGCCGATACTACCGGTTTCAAGTGATCTGTCCATACCCATTCCACCTTGTGGGCCTGCAACATCAACAGTGCTTCTGTTATCATAGACAGCAGGGTCATAGATCTGTTGGATTTCGTTGACATCCTTCTGGTCAATGATCTCACGCTCTTGCTTAATCAGCGATTCGTTCATCTGGATTTCATCTTCAGTCAAGCCTAAGTAGCGTCTAAGAATGAATCGGCGTGATAGATACTTCACGCCTTCGATTGCATTGAACCCGTTAATGAGGTCAGCATCGAGAGCGGCTTGACGGTATAGTGCGAAGTTCTGTGGCTCTGGTAGACGTAGGTTGAATAGTTCATTGTCTACGTTGATACCAGTAACTTGTAGATAGATCTTGAACTGCTCATCATAAACTTCTTCAATGCTTGATTGTAGACGTTGAATGTAGTTAGCAAAGCGCAGTTCTTCGATGTATGCGATACCGACTTTACCATCATTGACCTGTGCTCCAGTAGCGTCTTGCCCCTTCATGTAGGAAGTAGGAACACGGAGAGCACGGAAGACTTTGTTCAGGAAATAATCTAATTCAGGAATCTCCCATGTTGCACCTCCCGGTAATGTTTCAATTCTAGAGCCACGCCCGGCTGCAGTTGTTGGTAAGAAATAATCTTCTTGAATAGACTCAGCATTGTATGCAGTATCCGTTTGCCCAGAGTTAGCCGTGTTGGGTTGTCGCTTTTGACGGATGTCATTACGAATGCCTTCCAAATGCTGCTTGACACGCTGTGGTGCCATGTTGCCGACATCAATGTAGAACACGCGACGTTCAGGAGCTCTAACGATACGATAGATAATCGCTGCATCTTCAAGCATGATCATCTTTTGCCAGTCCTTGAATGCTGACTGGAGAATAGATAATCCGAATGGTGCAGTATCGCCCATATCATCTGAAAGGGTGAAGTGAATAACAGCTTCTGCCGGTGTTATCTCAACACCATCATTTGTTGTATTACCGCCTGATACACCCTTGACTGTATTTTGGAAGCTTGATGGGCGGATGTGATATGCGATCTTCTTACCTTCAGCATTCACTTCAATGCCAATCACTCGCGTACAGTCAATGAATTCCCATTGTTGCGTGTCTGAAGTCTTACGGAAGAAGCAATCCCCGTACTTTACCATCATGCGAGCAGTGTTGAAGATACGTCGATTCAGCTTGTGGAATTTAGACCAGTGGCGGAGAGCAGCTCGCAGTGTTGTTGCGAGCGTATCATAGACTTCCTGATTCTCTTCGGTTTGATAGTCGATGATGAATGGTAATCCAGTACGTTTGTCAGGATTAGAAATTTCTTCAGCAACAATATCGAGTGCTCTAGATACATCGCCTGTATCCATGGCTTCATATTGTTTATAGCGCTGTAGTCTAGCAGTAGCGCCCTTTAGAAGATTCGAGAACCATGCAACAGTAGAAAATGATGCATATCCCGCAGAATTAAGATTCATCCCATCGTCCATATTGACGATGGGATGAGTGTAAGAAGTTTTACGTGATGCTGGAGATACTATCTTCCAGTAATTTACCCATTGCGACATAGTTTCTCTTAGTTAAGCGCGACCTGTGATAAATGCATTCGCACTTGAAATTGTTCTATTTGGAAATGCGGAAGGACTGCGGACTGGTGAAGATCCAACGTCTAGCATTTGTTGTAGGAGTTTCACTGCAGTTGCTACACTTTCTGCTATAGCAGTTAACTGTTGCAGTGATTCCACATCTACGACATTATAGATGGTATTGGTAGCAGGAACATCTTTGGCGACTGTACCATCCTTCTTATTTAGAGAGGTTGCAGATTGTCCTGATGCAGGTTGATCAGAGGTTGGCGCACCAGCAGGAGTCGGCGGCATTTGTTCTTTGGCTACTGGAGTAGTTAACTGTTCTTTACTACGAGCTACTAGGGCTTGCTGTTTAGCCATAATATCATCTATATTGCTACCCTGCGCATCGCGCTTACCCCTAACTTCAGCCATTACCTCTTTGGCTGTTTTACCATTGCTCATATCCTTTTGAATAGCGGCAGGATCTATATCTTTAGCAGGTATAGCTTCTTCCTTACCTCTAACCGTAGGTTTTTCCTCTTTAGCAGGTATAGCTTCTTCCTTACCTTTAACTATCGGTTTTGTCTCTTTAGCGGGTATAGCTTCTTCCTTACCTCTAACCGTAGGTTTTTCCTCTTTAGCAAGTATAGCTTCTTCCTTACCTCTAACCGTAGGTTTTTCCTCTTTAGCAGGTATAGCTTCTTCCTTACCTTTAACTATCGGTTTTGTCTCTTTAGCAGGTATAGCTTCTTCCTTACCTTTAACTATCGGTTTTGTCTCTTTAGCGGGTATAGCTTCTTCCTTACCTTTAACTGTAGCTTCCTTCTCATCATTCTTCTTATCATCCTGCTTTTTATCTCTATCCCAATTTTCATAAAGACCATACAATGCCCCAAGGCCAGCGCCAACAGCGGCGCCAACAGCAGTCCCCACTACTGGGACTATAGTACCAATAGCAGCGCCAACACCAGCACCCTTAGCAGTTGAAGCTCCAACACCTACTGCGTCAGCTGTTGTTTCATTACCCTTTGCTCTCTGATTTTCGCTTACACTATCCAACGCCATGCCACCAGCTATACCCACGCCAGCCAATGCGCCCACCATGGGCAGTTTACTCAATACCCCAGCAGCTCCTGTCGCTATTTTTCCTACTGCACCAGCAGCGCCACCCATTCCGCTAGCACCAGCCAGCGCTGTTTGAACAGCAAGTTTATTAAACGAAGCACCAAGTAATAATGTCTCGCCCGCTAATCCTAGCATGCCTAACGCAGTGCTTGTTACTGCATTTAGTAGGTTATTACTGAGTATTGATGAAACGGAATTGACGACATTGCCAAAGTTTGCGACGGTTTCACTGCCCTTCGCCATTTCGCCCTTCGCCTTAGCTTGCTCATCTGTTAAAGCCGTACCTGCTCTAGCGGCTTGTTCTGTCTGTATGCCTGAATCTTGTGCTGTTTTTGTACCGCCAGATACCTCAGTACCTTCTTGGAACATTGACTGCGCCAAATAGCCTGCAGTGCCGCCATTATCCTGTGCATCTTGCGACTTTTTCTCCATAGCAACGCCAATGCGTTGATTGATTGCGGTCCATTCTTTATTTTCTTCAACAGTTCTTTTCTTGAGAGATAGTTGAAATACGCGCTGAGAATCCTCGGGACTTAGTCCGGCCTGTTGGGCCCGTAACTGTGCCATGGCAGCGTTCTTAAACTTTGAACTTACTGCTTCTCGCTGCTGCGCTTGCTGTGCTGCTAACAGTGCCTGTGCTTGTTGTGTTGACAAGCCCATCTGGATATAGTTGTTTCGTAAGGCAATTGACTCTTGAGCATATGCTTGTGCTCTTTGCTTGTCCATACCGATCATGGTGCTGGCCATGTCTTGCGAGTTCAGGAGCTCTGCATTAAGCTTCATATACTCTCCGGCAGTCATGTTGACAATGCCTGAGACTTGTTTGAATGATTCCATCGACTTATCGATGAACTTATTAAGTGCGTTACCATCGCTTACATTGACGCTAGCGGCAATGCCAGCTTCCATAGCAGGGCCAACTAGTTCTGCCGCTTGCTTCATATTGTAGCCAAATTTGGCGAAGGTGCCCTTCGCCTGGTCCATCATTGAGCTAAACCCTTCTTTGGAATAGATCGCGAGCGCACGCTTATTTTCCTGTAAGAATTTCACAGTCTCTTCAAAGGACATACCCATCTTCACCGACGCGAGTTGCACCTCCTTGAATGCCAATGGCACTTGAGCTATGTTGAAATTCTGAATCTCGCCGAATACTGCCTTACCATGCCGTAGTGCATCTTTAAATGAACCGAGTGTGGCAGTTGTTATGCCAAGCATCTTTACAAATGGACCACCCAGTGCTGCACCAGCAGCACCCATCAATCCACCAGCTCCACCACCGTGCGAGCTAACAGCCTCTTGAACT